ATATAATTAAACTATTTGCTTTATTTTATCGCAGAAAGTTTTAAGGTCGCCAAATATTCTTAGGAAATTTTCCAAACTAATATGGTCGTCTCCATAAACCATAAATAATATCTCAATTAGCAGTTCCCGTTCTACTTCTGTAAGCGTTCCTACATATTCAAAACCATCTTTGGCCCCTGTAAGTATTTGTTTCCTACGGCCTACTTTTTGCTCGTTTTCGTTAAAGTATAAATGGATATGTTTCATAATCCGTTGTTAAAATATTGGTCAATTATAATTTTGCAGTTGTCAAAATCATTAAGCCAAACCGCGTACCAATTACATACTTTAAGATTTTCTAACCACTCTGTTTGATTTTTTGTCGGCTTATTATAGCCCGCCTTTAATTCAATAGCTAAACCAGCATATTGTTTACTAGGTGTAAAAACTAATATGTCCGGTATGCCACTACTAACCCCTAAATACTTTAGCTTAAAACGTTCAAATGGCGACCTTTTACCTTCGTTGGCTGGGTGCGCCACTAAACTATGCGGGTATTGCATTGACAAGTAATTTAAAACGGCCCTTTGCAAATGATCCTCGGGGCCTAAATACCGCATATAAGGGTTTTGTTTAGGCATAGTTTTTTTACAAAGTTACTATATTTTGCTATTGTATTGTAATTCAAGGTTAAAATTAAAAGGTATGTCGTAATCAATTTTGTATTCCTTAAACAAAAACTCAATACGCGCCAGGTCTAATTCGTCAATGATTAAAACGCGTTCAACAGGCGGCCCTTGTGGCAAATCAAAATGTATTTTAGGGTATTTGTTTTTGTAAAAGCTAACTGAATTTTTGCTAACCGCATATTTTTTAGCTATTTCCATAATAGTAAGTTCGCTATAATGGTAGTCCCAGGCAGCAGCCTCCTGTATTCGTTCTATGTCATTCATAAGTTAATCTAATTTCAAAAATTCAGCGTCGCCGTGTTTAGCAAACCATTCTTTATTTTGCATATATTTATCAATCACGGCGTCAATCATTACTAAGTCGTCAATAGAACTGCCTTTAATTTTATCAATAAGCGCCTCTATTTTATTTAAAATATTAGTAACCATTTCCGGGTCTACTGAATAAAGTTTATCGTATTCTGCTTTAGCAATAGGCTCCAGCATTTCGTTTACTTTATTAACTTGCTGCTTAATGCTTTGCTTATATCTATTGGTTCCTTTTAATTGGTCGTTAGCTTCTAGTAGCAACTGGCCCAGCAATATGCTTTTAACGTAGTTTAATTGGTTTTCCATTATAATATTATTATTCCGTTTTCGTTCCTTTCATAACCTCTATAACCGGTAGCTATTCCCGTCTCTAAATAAAACTTCCAATCAGCTATTGCGTTTTTGTAAGCGTTTCGTCCTTCGTCAATCATTTTTTCGCTTAGTGTATAACATTCCACGCTATATGGGTAGTTTGTTTCTATTGCTATAAACACAAAGTTTTTTGGATCTATGCCCACCATATCGCTATAAAATGCCGCCTGTAAATGGTAACCCCATTTGTAAACGTCGCTTTTAAATGCTCTAGGGCTATTGTCTTGGCAACTCTTAGGGTCTGAAATAAATCCTAGCATTTTATTAATACAGTCGGGCCTTACCCTTACATCAACGCCTTCGTAAGTTGTATAATGAGAAAGTTCAATATCGCCTTTAGTATAATAAACCGCTTGTTCGTTGCGCTCAAAGTTTTCTTTAATCTTTAAAATCATATCGTACTGGTCGGCCTCAATAACGCTTTTACCTTCTGCTAGTTTAACCTGCTTTGCAGCTTGCTCTTTGCCAGCTTTTGTGCGCTTATCTATTTTAGGCGATACATAGAACTCATCGTAAAAGTTTTCCGGCTCTAATACCGCCGTATGTATTGCAGTACCTAATTGCAAAGCGTTGCTATAACGCGGCGCCTGGTTAAGGTAATGGTAAACCGATTTTTTATGTATTGTCTTTAAGGCGCTTGAACTTATCGCCTTGCTTTGGTGGTACACCTCGTTGCTTTCTACTTTTGTTACCATAATATAGATTTTACTTTTTCAATTAATCTAACTAACCAGCCTCTATTAACGTAAGCAATAGCTTCTTTTGGTGTTAGTATTTCAACTCTAATTCCAGTTTTGGTTTTACGCTCGTAAAATACCAATCCTGTTTCCGATACTCTAAATTTTTCTGTCATAATAATAAGTTTAATACCGCTAAATTAAAAAAATTCTTTTAATTACAAAGCATTTTTAAAAATTATTTTAAATAAAAAAAGCGGCCCATTATAGACCGCCTTTTTGTTTAGGTTAGATTATGCTTAAAATGGCATATCGTCGTTTTGTGGCTCTAAAGTATTAGCCACCGTTTTAGCTTCCGGCTTCCAATCGTTAATTGAAACGCTTACGTCTTTACCGTATTGGTCAGCTTCTTTTTTGTCGCTAATATTTAGCTTAACGTACTCCTGGCCGTTGTATTCAAATTTAGCATCTGCTGGTATTTTACTTAGGCAAATACTTACACTTCTAAAATCTCCATATTGGCCTGTAATTTTTTTACCACCGCCAATAAATACTTTGTCTGTTTTCTGTTCGCTCATTTTGTTTTTGATTTTAAATTTAGATTTCCGTTGTTTAATTTTTGTAATATTTCGCAGATTGCATCGGGTGTACCTTGTATCTTTATCTGCGCGTTCGTTTTGCTTTCGTATATAACCTCGATGTCGTCAATTGTTGTTGTTTGCATTATAGGCTGAATTTAGTTTTTAACTGCTCCCTATATGCTTTTTTCATTCTAAACGCGCCAATTACTTTAATAGCTTGCTCTTTAGTACCCTTTAATGTAGCTTGTAACTGTTCCTCTGTTAGCCAAGCCCTATTATCGTCCACTTGCGTATTGCTTTGGTTTTGCACCGCGTTAGAAACCTCCTCTGCGCTTGCAATAGAAGTATCAATGCCAATGCCTAAATAACCCAATGCCCTACCTAGTGCGCTAGTAAAACCATTCTCTAAAAAGCTGGTTTTATTTATATAGCTACTATCTCGGTATTCCTGGGCGTGCGCGCTTACAACTTCCGAACCTGTTTCGTCTGTTATAGTGACTTTAAAAACGCCTTCTTTGTCGTCTAAAGAAACTATTGTTTCAACAATTCCCCAATTTGTAAAAACGCCTTCGGCTCTAAAATGTATTAGCCGTTCGTTTACGGTAATGTAGTCTTTTCCCTTAATGTTTACTGCTTTCATAAGTTTAAATGTTAAATGTAATTCCTAACTGTTTTAATTTTTCAACGTCGCCCAAAGTTAGCTTGGCCGGGTTGTCTAGTTTTGACTTTAGCGTTGGCATAGTGCAACCTAAATGCTTACATACGTCTCGCTTTAATAGCTTACGTTCCTTTAATTGTTCTCGTATATTCATAGGTAAATATTTAAACACAAAAATAAAAATTTATTTTCAATTAAAAAAATATTTTACATAAAAAAAAGGGGCAGCAGTCCGAAAACTACCACCCCAAACAAAGAAACAAAAAGGGAATCTTTAAATCCTATATGCTATATGGTTCTTAAAATGATCCTTGGATAAATTAATAACTAACCTTTTGTCGTTAATCCACCATTGGTAATTATTATGCAATGCGTACTCTTTAAATTCGTCGCCGTCTTTAACCAATACTGTATTATCGTCTATCTTGTAAATGTTAAAATCAATTTGTTTTTCGTCTGTTCTATAATATAAGTTAGCGTTAAATTCTGCTAAATGTACATCGGGAAATATCTCTATATTATCCGTTTTGTAAAAATCATAAAACCACCATTCTAAATAAACTAAATTTTTTGCGTAATCGTCTATGCTTTTTATTTGTTCTAATTTTAGCAATAAGTTTTTAGTCATAATAAACATCGCAGTATAAACAGATTTGTCGTCTGCATATTTAAAAAATACGGCGTCTTTATCTACGTCAAAATAATGGTCTACGTCTCCAGTCAAATGCCAATCGTAATTTAAAACCATAGCTTTATCGCCTACATATTTAATTGCAGACTTAATTAATTCAATAATCGAATAAGCTGCAAAAGTATTGACTGGGTTAAAAACCAAATACTTTTCAAATTTTGTTTGCGTAGTATGGTTTAAATTATATTTATCATAATCTTTAGGCGTCAAAATAGGGTTTTCCTGGTTGTATATAAATACGTCCGCCAATTTAAATGCTTCTTTTATATAAAAATGGTCGCAAACAATTACCCTAAAATTTTTAGCCTTTAGATTTTCAATACATTTTAAAAGTATCTGTTTTTTATTTTCGTCGTCGGTATGCGCTAAAACGATACAGTCTCTAACCATTCTTTTGCTGCTTTATAAAATTCATTATCCGGAAATTTGCTAATATCTATTTGGCCCATATTTCTTTTATCAAAAATAGGGTCGCAACTGTAATGCGCTATGTGGTGCCAGCTTTCTAAATTATTTACGTTTGGATAGTAGCAATTTTTAGTATCGACCATTTTAATTTTATTGTTATGGCACGCAATATTTAAACCGTACATCGCCTGCCACCAACTATGATTATTTCCGTTTTGCTCTGTTCCTATTTCAATACTTGTTTCGATTATTTCGTTTATAATCTTTTTAAGCGTTTTAACGCGCCCTATTACGTTAAAACCGCCATTCATATAATTATAGTCGTCGTGCTTTAAATACTTCTTTATAATGCCGCTATTTGCGCTTTTAGGCTTTGTTATGTGCATATGCCAGTTTTCATATATGGCGTCGCAAACTATTTCGTTAAAATTAGGAATATATCCATCGTACTTTTTTAAATGCACCAAATCCGCATCTATAATTTCAACAACTTCGTCGTCCGGCAAATCTTTAATTATTTCCCTGGCCGCAGTAAATACATTTGTAGGAATATAAATATCTCGCTGCAAATCGTACATATCTAAAATGCTATCGACCATTTTGTAAGGTAGCTTTAAATTCCAGTTTACGTCATCTTGTATAGGCTCCTGTTTATTGTTGCGTTTTACAATAGGTATAATAGCTTTGTTTTTAGCATCGTCGCCATAGACTTTTAAATGCTGAAACTCGAAAAAACTTATTTGGCGCCTAAAGTATTCGTTGGCTACTGCGCAAGGTATTGAAATCATATTAGTTTGTAATGAACGTAAAAATTATCAAAACTTTTTCCCTGGAACGGTTCTATTCTGCCGTGTTCGCATATAGCGCTTTCGTACAAAATCATTTCGCCAGGCTCTGCATATACTTTATGCCATTCGCCGTTATGGTCTTGTATATCTAGCGGCCAATCGTCGCCAAATTCTTTATATCCGCAACCGCAACGCAAATCTTTATCTACTATAATAATGCTACTAATGTGGTGCGTTTCTACTCTGTCCACGTGCTTTACTAATGTGGCGTGTTTTTTATATGATCTTATGCCATAAATAAAAGTTGGCTCTAATTTCTGCCCGCAAAATTCCTCGTGCATTGGCTGCAACTGTTTATGTATTAAGGAGCGCATACTTGTCAAATGCTCAAACGAATATATATCGCTGCCGCCGCCCATTATAACGTTTTCTTTGCCTTCAAAAATTTCTTCTGTCTTTTTGCTTTTTAGAATTTCGTAGGCGTCTTTTATTAGGCCCCAAGTTTCTGCCGGCACCTTTACAACTTTAAAACCTTTTTCTGTAAGCTGCGGTATTTGTTCTTTGCTAGTGTACACTTTTGGTTTATTTAGGTTTGCAAATAAATTAGCATCTTCGGCGCCATTCCAATCGTTTTCACGCCACCACGAAGTAATTATATATTTTACTCCTTTAGTTATCGTAGTACCTTCGTGCATTGTATTTGGTTGCGGCTGGCCGTCAATTGTGTTTTGCCAAACTACCGCCTTACCTAATTCGGGTTTAATTGTTTTTTGCAATTTAGGAAAATATGTACCGCCGCCTTCGAAATCGTCGTTTAAATAAATCATAAACGTAAAAGTTCGATTCCCACTATGTAAACAATGTTTGTCGTAAGCGTCGCCACTAAAATAGTCGTTATGCTCTTTAAAGTATTGGCCGGGTTCGTACTTTTGACCTTGTAAATCTTCGCCCTTTTTAATATCCAAACCTAAATTGTCGGATATTTTTTGGTGTATAGATTTTACCGTTGGGTCATTAGGCGCCAAATTAGAAGTGCTGGAAGTTCGTGTTTCCGAAATACCGCTTCTATCCGTTCCGCCAACTACAACGCTAGAACGTACGTTGTTGGCCTCAATCATTTCGACCAAGGCCTGACATTCATTTTTGCTAAGAAATCCCTTTATTTCTTTTACCATAATATATTTATTTTAGCAAGCGTTTCTTTGTGCTACTACAATACCACCGTTACTTAATTGAACCTGGTAAGTAGCTGCAAAATCTGACGTTGTCCCAACTCCATACCATTTAAAATCTCCATCAAATGGGTTACTGCCTCCAGCATCTGAATACCATCTACCGTTTAATTTAGTGGCGTCTGTTTCAAAATCGCCTTCATAATAAGCAGTAAATGCTAAGAACTCAAAACATTGGTTGTCAGTTGTCGAACCATTAGTTTCACTAGCCGTTATTCCACCTTGCGTTACTGAAACTGGAGGCGTAGGAACTGGCGTTGGCGCTACTGGCACTGGTGTTGGCGCTACAGGCACTGGTACTGGTGTAGGTGCTACTGGAACAGGCGTAGGCGCTACTGGAACCGGTACTGGAACCGGCACGGGTACTGGAACTGGCACTGGAACAGGTACAGGAATTGGCACTGGTGTTGGCGCTGGCCCTTCGCATTCACTACAACCGTTATTTAATGCGTAACCTGTTACGTCAAGTGAATTTTCATCTCCTGCATTTGCGTCATATTGTGCTTTTGAAGCGCCATTTTCAGCATAATAACAAGTTCCAAATATACTAATTGAAGTAGCAGCTTCTTTGTTAGCACTAACAGAATAAGTAGAAGTTGTTCTAACTACCCTATCAATTGACGCATTACATCTATTCATAAAATAATAGTTGTAAGGGTCTACTGGAACAGGTACTGGTACTGGAACAGGTACTGGTACTGGTACCGGAACAGGTACTGGTGTTGGTGCTACTGGTACTGGTACCGGAACAGGTATTGGCACTGGCACAGGATTTGGCGTAGGTGTTGGCGCCACAGGTACTGGAACAGGAGTTGGTGCTACTGGCACAGGTGTCGGTGCTACAGGTACTGGTACCGGAACAGGTATTGGCACTGGCACAGGATTTGGCGTAGGTGTTGGTGCTACTGGTACTGGCACTGGTGTTGGTGCTACCGGAACTGGAGTAGGTGCCGTTGGTACTGGAGTAGGCGCTACCGGAACTGGAGTAGGTGCTACCGGCACAGGTGTCGGTGCTACAGGAACTGGGGTTGGTGCTACTGGCACAGGTGTCGGTGCTACTGGTATTGGTGTAGGTGCTACTGGTACCGGTGTAGGGGTTCCATAACAACCAGTATTAACTAAACCTGTATAAGTTATAGAAGCTAAATCAGCGCCTGTATTCCAATCGTTTTCGTCTCCTATATTATAAGCATAAAAACTTTGGCCATTCCAGGAAATTGAACTTGCAGTAGTTGGGTTTCCGCTTGTATTTGGTAAAGTATATGTTGTTCTAATCCACATATCCAAGTTTTCATAAAAAGAACCTGGGCAACCTCTAACTATATAATAATTAAAAGTTTCTACAAATGTTGGGTATGAAATTTGGCTACTGTTAAATAATGTTTCAACGTCTGTCGATTGGTCGCCAATATGTGAATTGAAATTATAAGAATTTTGTTTTACATTAAATTCTAAAGTATCAATAACCAATAGTTTGGTTTCTGTATATGTGTTAAAATCAATATATAAACGGTCAAATAATTGTATTGGGTATATACTGTCAATTTTTTTTAAAGTCCCAGCAAAACGTTCTATTTTAATTCTGTTATCGTTTATACGTTGTTGGGCAGTTAAATCTTCAATAAACCTTGGAAATGAATCGCCAGTTCTTAAAAATTTAGTTATGTAACCTTTAAGGTCGGTATTAATTGGCGCCATATAACCTTTTTGGAATCGGTTAAATGTACTGCCCTGGTAAATATCTTTGTATTCTAATTTATTAGTTAATTTTTTTGTTGTTGTTTGTGCGTTTGTAGTTTGTAAATCTTCTGTATCAAAAGCTAAAGTTTCAATTTCTGAATCCGGCGAATCTAAATAAAATAATGTTTCCCAATTCATTTGAACCCCACTAATAAACATAGCAATATGTGTGCCTCCAGCCTGCTTAATTGGTTTACTAAATTCGAATTTTATATCGTAAGGCTTATAGTTTTCGCTAACACTTGGGCAATTGTAAGTAATTTCTTTACTATATGTTAGCCATTCGCCGCGACCGCTATAAATATAAAAGTTTACAAAAGACGAATTAACCCAAAGGTTATCATTTTGGTTATAATAAAACGTTTGATAATTACCTGTATATGCACCGTTTAGATATTCTCTAAATCTTACTAAAATTCTAAATGGTATCGCATACTTTGCAATTGTTCCTTGAAAACCACCGTTTTGCATTTGCGTTTCAAAACTAAAATTAAATTTAGTAGTGTCATCTTCGCTACTTTCAGCCTTAATTAAAAAAGTATTAGAAAGTACAAATTCAAAACTTGTAACGGTGCCAGTTATTTTTGCAGACTTATAACCTTTTATTGCGTTAGTTTCTAGGCTTACAAAATCGCTATCATAGTCCCAATCTGTAAAATCGTCCTCAAAATTACCATTAGGTATATAGTTAAGTTGCCTATCTAAACTTACCGTATTTAAAACTTCAATAACACCACCGCTAGTTTCTTTTAATAAATCGTCTCCAATAGGCAAAGCATCGTTTGGAATAAATACAATTTGACCTAGTAAATTATTGCCAGCAAAAATTCCTAAATAATTATATCGCCTGTAAATTATCGACGAAGGGTCTGTAATATCTGCATTATTTATTATAACCCAATTACCCTCCGCTTGAAATATACGGCAATTAAAACCTGTTAAAATAGAATTAATAACCTGGGCAGCGTTAAATCTGTAAGTATTATTGTCGCTATAACTGCTACTATTTACAATAACATCTTCAAATACGTTTGTTATTGCAATAGCATTTTCCTCTTTAAGGTCTGTTTTAACAAATATGTTTGCATCAAAACCTGTTTCATTTAAACATTTATGTAAACATTCCCAAAGCGTAACCTCGTTATTTGGCGCAATAGGAAATTCAATACCCTTTAATAATCCTAAACCATCAACTGCTTTAAAAGATACGTTAAAAGGCGCCGCAGTAAGTTTTTGCTGGTAAGTGTCTTGTATTAAAAAACCTTGCCAAAAAACAAAATAATTATCTTCGGGGTCTGTAGTGTTCCAATTTACATCGTAATCCTGGTATTGGTCGTTTATATCTTCCCAATATGGCTGCCTAGTTTCGGCGTAATATAATTTAACTAAAAATTCGCGTTCGTCAAAATCGTAAAATTCGTCATAAGTAACCGTGTCGGTTTGTATTAAATTTATTTCACAATTCGAAGCTATAATAGGATCATAAAAATCATTGTCCTGTTCCCACTTAATTACTGCCGGGGAACCAGTACCTACTAACGGGCTAATTGTACCGCTATAATCTTTTTTTAATATCTCTAAACGCCTTTTGTTTCCCTCAATATCTGAAAAGTCAAGACGGTATTTTACGCCGTATGCCATAATTTTATTTTATTCTCGACCTTGTTTTATCTGCTCTTTGCAAAGCTACCACTAAATCTTGACCCCTTACAACAAATTCCCCGCTAACGTTCATATTACCGCCGCCGCCTTGTTCGCCCATTAAATTTTTAAGTTTATTTAGTGGCGCTATAACCTCCGGATTGCTTTTTGCTCCTGGATATTCGCCCATTAAACCCATTGTAGGCCCGCTAACAATACCACCATTAGCAAAAGCTGGTATAGCAGCAAACGCTCCCATAATACCACCTACTGCCGTAGCAATAAATGCTGGCGTTGTAAATACTGCCGCTGGCCCTGTGGCCGTACCGGCAGCGGTTGCCCCTGCAATAGCTTGTGAAATAGACGACGCTAACATCATAGCTATTAAATCAGTTACCGTTTTAAGCATACTCTTTAAAAAGCCTTGCATACCAGTATCTGCTAAACCTAGCGAATCAATCATTGAACCGGTCATATTGCTAAACGCTCCAGCAACCGATTGCCCTACTGCATTACCTATTTCTTGCATTCTTTGCAAATTAGCCTCGTATTTTTGCTGGGCAGTTTCCATACCTTCCAGGTCAATATTCATTTGCTCAACAACTCCAGTTAAAGGACTTTCAGCGCTTCCGCTTATTAATTTGTCGCCTTGTACGCCTTTAGACGCGAAAGTACTTGCTAAATCTACTGGGCCAGCTTGACTTGTAGTAGCTTGTCCAACTCCTGCGCCACCGCCACCGCTAAACAATCCGGTAAACATACCTTTAACACCGCTTGCCGCATTCGATAAGCTAGTATTTAATTGCTCAACTGTTTTCTTTTCCAGCCTATCTTTTACTGCATTTGTTATTGCATCTGAATAGGCTTTACCAATATCTTCTCCTGCTTTTGTAGTTATTTCTTTACCTTTAGCAACACCTTCTTCTAGTATATCGCCAAAAGCACCTTTTACACCTTTTTCAGAAAATTCTTTAATTACGTTCCACATAGTGGCAAAAGTGTTCACAAATCTATCTACAATAGCCTTTACGCCTATGAATACGGTTTTAAAAGTAGCACCTAAAATACCTATAACAACTCTTAATGCTTCGCTGCTATTGTATAAATCTACGAATTGATTATATAGACCTACAACAACCGGCGCAACTTCGGCCCAGTTTTTATATATAACGTATGCAACCGCAGCTAATGCCGTGGCTACTAAACCAATTGGCGATAATAATGCGCCTATAATTGTGGTAAGCGTACCTACTAAAGTTATAATTGTTGGAAGTGCAACTACTAAAGCGCCAAAACCTAAAACCAATTTTTGCGTCATTGGTTCAAGATTGTTAAACGCGTTAAATACTTTTCCTATGGCGGCAGCAATATCCTGGAATAATGGCAGCATAGTTTTAAGCATTATAGCACCCATTTGGGCAAAACTTTCTTTTGCTTTGTTTATTGCGGCAGTTAATTGAAAACTAGCGCTTTTTGCAGTTTCTTTAAACGCTTTGGCGGTTGTGCCTTGCGTTTTATTCATATTGTCAAAAATCTGCCTAGTAGTACCTACGTTAGCGCCTAGTAAATCCATAACCCCGGATAGCGCCCTAACATTACCAAACACCCTTTGAGCGGCAGTATCGTTGCCTTCAAAATTAGCTTTAAGTATTTCTAAAGTAGCTAGAAGGCCATCTTCTTTTAATGATTTTCTAAGGCCCGCACTAGATAGCCCCATTTCAGATAAAGCAGCTTCGGCGTCCGTTGTCGGTTTTAATAAACTAGAGAATATACCCCTTACTTGCGTAGCGGCTTCTGCGGCGTTTGTTCCCGTCCTAGATAATGCAGCAAATGCAGCACCTACTTCGTTAAAGTTTACGCCCATAGCACTAGCAATAGGTAAAACCCTACCCATTGATCCTGCCAATTCAGTAGCTTCCAATTTACCTTCACGAACTGCGGCAACCATTACATCGGTCGCATCGGTTGCGCTTAGTACATTAGAACCATATGCGTTCATTGCAGACGTTGCTAAGTCGGCTACTGTTTTAGTTTCGCCTAAACCTACGGCTGCGGCTTGAAGCGACGCGTTTAAAACGTCCATAGCTTCTGAACCTCTTAAACCTGCCGAAGTAATAAAGAATAAAGCGTCTGCGGCTTCCGTACTGCTTTTACCAGTATTTACGGCCATATTTCTAGCAGCGGCGCCCATCTTATCAACTTCCGCGCTTGCCACTCCTACTAATGATTTTATTTGGGTCATTGACTTATCGAAGTCTGCGCCCATTTTAACGGCAGCACCTCCAGCCAATGCTAATGGTAATGAAAATCTTTGAAGGCTTGAACCTATGCTTTTTACATTGTTTCCAAAACTTTTTAATCTTGAACTTGCGGTATTTAACGAGGCGCTTAACCTAGAGGCGTCCCCTGTCAATAATACCTTTAATTCATTAGCTGCCATATAATTTTATTTACTTACAAAAATAACCAAAAAAAGACACTTATTTAAGTGCCTTGTTTGCGCGCTCTTTAAACGCTTCAAATTCCTCTTTAGTGGACTTAGGCCCACTAGGTTTATTATATGCGTCCTGGGGTAGTTTAAATAGCTTGTCCGGGGTTATAAGGTCGCGTTTTTTACTAACGTTTGTGTTATATACCATAGAAGCTAAAAACCTAGTCTGTTCCCAATTTAAGTTTACATTAATTTGCCAGCTTTCGCCTAATAGAGCGTTTTCCTTCCAAGTATGCTTCCAAAACTCTGCCGGCTTTATACCAGCTTGCCCTATATAGTAGTCCGTTAAATCGTCCCAGGTTAAGGAAGCCGCTACTTTTTTGGCGCTGCTTTGCTAGTTGGTTTAGCGTTTCTAGCTATTCCGCCGTTTAAATCATTACCTAACAACCTGCTTTCGGTTAGCGTGTTAAGCATATCATTAAATTGGTCGGTATTTACATCGTCTAACCAGGCGCCAACTTTAAATAAATTATAATCTATTTCGTTGCCTTCCTCCTGGTCGTACGCTAATAAACCAGCATATACTAAGGCCCTAATCATATTAAGGTTTAATGTATCTGAAAATACTTTGTCGATTTCGCCAATAGAAATATTAAGTTCGTCCGTAAAGGCCGCCCAAAAATTCATTGAAAAGTGAAGCGTTCGTTGTTTCCCGCCAATACTTAGCGAGTAATAACCTCTTTTTTTATTTACCATTTTCCCTTTAGTTAAATTGTTAAGAAGTATAGGGGCCGCTTTGGCCCCTTATAATTTCAGTAAAAAATATTATTAAGCGTTTGCAGACTTAACAATAGCACCTGTTAAGGTAATTGAACCACTATAAGAAACAGGGCTTTCCATTTCAGCAGATTGCTCAACGCTTGAAATGTAACCTTCTGCGGTGTAAATAGCATCGCCACTAGCAGCAGTTCCGAATACGCAAGTTACAATCGTTCTATTGATAATGTAATCTGCTAATTCTACTGCGTTAGCACTATCGGTATAATCAACTAAACCTTCGAAAGAAATTTCTCCGGATCTTACGCCCGAAATAACCTCTTGCCAACCAGCACTATCTTTAGTAGTAGCTTCGGGTAAATCGTGCGAAATAGTTAAAGTACACGAAGTTGTGTGTCCAATTGTGGTGTCTTCTACTTTAAGTAGTAAATCAGTCCCATTAAATACTGCCATAATTATATTTTTATTTTGTGTATTAGTAATTTTTTGTAAAGATAATATATTTTTAGCAACCTATTCGGCGTCTTTTTCTAACGCCTCTTTTAAAGCATTTACAAACGCTTGTTTTCCAAAGTTTAGTTGTTGTAAGTTAAATTCTGAACTTTGTATTTTCCTACTTAGGTCAGAAATGTGGTTTACAATAACTTGCTGCTCTTGTGTTAAATCTTCAAAAAAATACTCTTTGTCGTCAATAGTAATTGGGGTCTTTTCGTTTTTAGCCATTTTACTTATATTTAAGAATTAATAATTTACTAAGATAAAGAAAGTTCTACTTCCGTAGGGTTAATTTTAGCGTCTAATTGAGCGTCCAAATTAGCTTCTAATGCTTCTAATTCTTCAGCTTCAAAAGAAGCCTCTAACCAACCTTTTACCATTTCTAAAGTAACATCTTCAGAAGGGATAAAATTGTCAGCAGAAGGTGCTGCTAAAGACTTAGAACCATATACATCTGCATAGTGTTCTCCGTCTTGTTTTCCTAATCGCCAATGGATTGTGTGAATTACGTTTTGTAATCCGTCTTGTTCTACTTGCGCCTTAACGCTTGAAATTGTCCAGTTTTTCATTATTGTTTATTTATTTGTTCTATTGTTATTTGTTCCCAACTAAGGGTTTGTTCATTCCATTGATAAAAATTACCGTCGTTAGGGTATTCAATAGGCGGTTCCCATAAACAAGTATTTTCATTTAATAACCAACTATTAAAAGGTTGTGGCGGAATAAAAGCATCTCTTACGTCGTCATAAATGTACCCTATTCCTGCATAATTTTTTCTTAATGCTTTGCTTTGGTCATCGCTTGGTTCGTTTGTGTTTGGTTTGTAATGAACTCCGCCCCTTGTGTTATATGAAGTTTGAACCCATAAATCGTTTTCAGTAGATATTAAATCTATAAAATCTTTTTCTGCTACTATAACTTGCGTAACTATTCCGTTTTCTATTTTTGCGTAATGTGCCATAAATTATGCAGTATAAGTTCCACTTGAAGTATAAATTAATATTGTATCTGAACCATCAGTTGTAACGGTTGGGCTTCCTGTTGTTGTACCGCTATAACTTGAAGTTGGCATTCTAAGTATAACAATTCCAGAACCTCCACTTCCAGGCGGACGTATTGGGCCTCCGTGACCAACTGCGCCACCACCACCAGAACCTGTATTTTGAACTCCATTTTGCGGATAAACATTTATTCGACCACCGCCACCGTTACCTCCGCCACCAGAACCGCCATAGCCACCAGACTGTGAGCCAGAAGGGCCGTCAATATCTGCGCCGCCGCCGCCGCCGCCTGCTCTTGTAATAGCAGAACCTGTTATAGATGAAGTTAAACCGGCTCCACCGTCTCCTGCTCCTGCACTAGAAGGCGGGCTTCCATCAATTTTAACATCGCCACCAACAGCACCTGCTCCTCCACCACCTCCGGAATCGTAATAATTTACATTTGCAAGACCACCGGCATATCCTTGGCCAGGCGTACCTGCTCCAGACTGCGCTCTAAATTCTCCACCACCACCACCAGAACCTCCAGAAGTTGCGTCTACATTATATTTACCACCTTGACCACCTCCTATAGACACTATATCGTCAAATTGTGAATTTGCACCTTGTAAACCACCGGCGCCTATTATTATATTATAAGATGTTCCTGGCGTTAATGTTTTAGAACTTTCAGAAGAAGAACCGCCTCCAGAAGTTTCGTTATTATATGAATTTCTATAACCACCTGCGCCACCACCACCTGTGGCTCTATCATAAGGTGTATAGCCTCCGCCACCACCAGCAATAACCAAATAATCTACAGTTACACTTGAACTATAACCATAAAATTCAGACATTGCATCGGGGTCTGTAAATCCTGCGGTATTGGACATTGTACCTAAAGAAACATTACTTTGAGCAACCCCAAGTTCTGTTCCTATATCTGCATATAATTTTAATTGTCCGCTGCTCGGTACTGCCATACTATTTACTTTCTAATTTATTTACTTTATCAGTT